TTTTCGCACTTTGCGCCTTCTTTGAGATTCATGAGACAACAAAGCCCGCTCTCAGCGGGCCGAATAACCCAACTAGTTTAGCCTCAATCCACCAGTCCTTCAGGATCACTTCCGCTTTGGGCGTCCTTCGCAAAGAGCAGCGCCTCGTTCTTAGTTTTGAAATAATAAGGCTTGCCTTCATGAGCAATGAACCATTGGAAGTCAGGCCTGCTATGGACAGGCCATAGCTTGATAGAGCCCACCATGAACGGACAAGGCAAATCATCAAAGCCCATAAAAAAGCCTCCTGCTTTTACAGAAGGCTAAGAACAATGGCAAAGAAAATGCAGTAGTAATTGTTACTTATGGGATGACATACATTTCAAATGCTTCACGGAGAATACCACGAACATAGTCGCCAGTATTAATATTTTCTTTTTCAATCACTTTATCTACCCAATGGTAAATAATTGTCATAATTTGATCGGCAGCGGTTGCTGAATCTGTGCTGTGCTCAATTAAATCTTTCACTGCTTCCCAAGGGCAATTTTCATTCTCCTTCTCCTCCATTGCCATGAGGTAGCCAAGAGCTGCGGCTCCTGCTTTGCTAGTGGCGTACTCGCACATGGTCATGCGCTCTTTTAGCTCTTGAAAGCGTTCTGGAGAGCCAAGTACATGCTTATTGACAACTTTTGTAAAGGCGCCGAAGGAAGAAGCAGGGTCCATGGGAGAAGAGGCAGTCACCAGTCAGGATAGGCAAAACCAGGGGCAGAGTCAAGGGCAGAGTCAATGGAGAAAGAAGCGAGATCCGCCTGGTAGCCATCGTATTTACCTACAGAAGACTTCCAAATGCAATCACGCTCTGGCTGGAGCTTCTCCTTGATCTCCGTCATGCACTTATTGAAATAACGACGGGCTGTGATGTGGACTTTCCACACTTGCGTGACAATTACGGTGGTTTCTTGAGGGTCGTAGTATTTCATGCGGAAATCATAGCTTTAGCCAGTTTGTTAATTGGCACAATCTTAAGCTTTCAAGCTATAACTAGTGTCTCAAGTGAGTCTCATTCACGTCTCATGAGACTACGATTTACGATAGGTAAAGGAGATGCACACGCTTACGATTCTTCTCGACCAGGAGCCTCGTACACAGCACCAAGCACCCTCCGCCAAGGAGCCCTACGCGCAGAGCCCCAAGCGCCTACGTTCCAAGGGCTCCTTCCTAATCATCCTTTAAATACTTTCGCGAGAGCAACAGAAGCCGCTGAAATTGTGATCGCACACGGGCAGCAAAGAAAAAACAATAAATCAATGGAAGATTAAAGAAAAAGGCCGCTTGAAAAACGCTCCTTGGGGGAGCTACCATCTCGTAGCGGCCTTCCTATGGCAAAGAAAATGACAGACATCGTTTGGTCAGTAAATATTGGCTTAGCCATAGTTCTCCTAGCCGTAATTTATTGCATCGTTGTAATCCTGCGCACACCGTAGTGTCCTCACTCCCCATCGCTCCTGCTAGATCGTTCGGACAGTAGCCATTGAGGCGTGATTGAACGGGGAAAAACGAAAACTCGATGAAAAAATGGTCGCATTTCTGGAGGGGGTAGCCCCGCCCCCCCAAGATTTCAGGGCCTGGCGTTACTGCGCTGCAGAGTCTTGTCTGTATCCGTTGATACCGTTTCGCGGATTGGTTTGATCAGGAATCCTAATCTCGTTATTGAGAATGGCTCGCAACTAGGGTGATTCTCTCTCCGCTAGGCCAATCAAAAGGCCCCACCTAGAAAGGCGAGGCCGTAGGGGCTGCAGCCTGTAGGACTGCTGGGGGCCTCAGTCGACCCAAGTTGTATGGCTGAGGGCAGCGTGCCCGCCGCCGGTCAGAGGCTGCCAGATGCCAGTGTCAGGGGCCAGGCTGAAAGCTGCAGCAGCAGCCCCCCGCCCTCTGCTGATTTTGGTGCGCAGCATGACGGCGATGCCATCAAAACCGCCGGGCTGAGGGCCTGCAGGATCGAGCCAGCGATGATCTGACAGGTCACCATCAACTGTCAGCAGCCGCAGGATGGGGCCATCAGGCGAGGGCCTCAGCATCAGCACGGGGGGCAGGGGCTGGCCCTTTTTGATCGCCACGGGCACGGCCACGCGGAAGCCAGCAGCCACGGCCTCAGCAGCATCAGCGCAGCCGCCTGGCCTGTCAGCCTTAAGGCTGCAAGTGGTATCTATTCCGGCGGCCCTTTGAGCCAGCAGCCCTAGGGGGCCACGTAGGGGGGCTGCGGAATATTCGTAGGGCTGCAGCGTGCCAGGGGCTGCAAGCTGCAGAGCTTCCGGGATGGTGGTACCAATGCCGGGCACCACGGGCAGGCCAAACCTACGGGCAAAAACTGCAGCCTCTGCAGGCGAGAGGTTGAACCGCAGGGCGTGCCAGGGCAGATCATCAGTACCACGGAGCCGGTAGGCCAGGGGCTGGCCCTTACGTTGGGCGGCAGCGTAGGCGCGGCCAATGGCCCAGAGAATGGCCAGAGCGTAGGGGCCGTGGCCCCATACGAAAGCCATTGTGCGGCGGGCACGGGCAGCGGCCACCGTGGTGCTGATGCCCCCGTGGCCAGCCCAGGCCAGGCAGCCAGCAGCGCAGCCCTTACTAGCCCAGGGGCAGCCATTGTGACCTGACACTAGGGCCTCGATTCCGTTACGGGCTGCCAGGGCCTGCAGGCCAGCGAGTCGACTACGGGGGGCCGTGGCCGCATCCTCTGAGCCATACACGGCAGAGCTGAGGCTACGGGCAGGCAAGTGATGAAGGATTACAGAGGCTGCCACCTTGTCGCCTTTGCTCAACTTAGGGCTGCTGGCCCCTGCTGTTAATAGGCCATCAAGGCTGAGGCCGAAACGCTGCAGCAGCGCAGCAGCATCAGCAGGCAGCCCTAGGGGGGCCGTGTTGCGGGCAAGGGGGCCAGGGGCCACTACGGGGGCAGGGGCTGCGGCTGCAGGGGGCCGGCCCGTGATCTCGGCTGCCACCTTTTCAAGCAGCCCGTGTGATGCCTCGCCACTGCGCACCGCCTCAGATGCTGCCCCCCATACGGCCCGGGCAGCTCGGGGGGCAAGGGCTGCTGCAGATTCTCCCGGCTCATCCCAGGCCACGCGGCCACCCCGGGCAGGGCTGCGCCATTCTTGGCCCTGCTGGGGCTGCTGCTGCTGCTGCTGGCAGGTAACAAAGGCGGGCAGCTCAGGGCCAGGGCCTGCAGGGGCAGGGGCTGCAGGGGCTGCATTCTCACCGGGCAGGATGGGGCGCCATTGGCCGAGGGCATTCTCAGCAAGGGCCACGGGCTCAGCCCCCTCCCTGCGCAGGGCCTGGCAATAACGCAGGGCTGCATCCTCGCTGCTGAAGCTCCAAAGGTCGAAGCCATCCCCGGCCACGTAGGGGCCGTCATGACGGGCAGGGTGGAATCCCAGGGTGGGCATGGCGCCATCCTGACGGATCACGTCTGCTGAGGATTCCGGGGCAGGGGCAGCGGCTGCAGCCTTGACGGCACGGGCACGGGCAGCGGCGGCATGATCGCGCAGCAGGGCAGCGGCCACGTCTGCCAGCGTCTGGCAGGGGGTGGCGCATGCGCCGGGCAGCCAAACGTGCCACCCGTAGCAGCCCGCATCATCCAGTCGGATCATGCGGCTACCGATGGCACGGGCGGCGGCCTCAATGCGGGCGGCAGTGTAACGGGGGCGGGGGGCCAGATAGGCGAGGCCCTCGGCTGCGGTGAGGGCGGGGGCGGGGGTGGTAGTGCGCATGACGTGGGGGGGTGAGTGGGCCCAGCTCTCGCCGGGATGCCCCCATTAGAGGGCCTGGGCCCGTATCACGTCAACCCAAGGGGCAGGCTAGGGGGCCAGTTGCAAAGGTGGCCCACTGGCCAGGGGCTGCAGGGGGCCATGGATGGTAGGGGCTGCCGCTGCTGCTGCCCGTGATCGCCCCCCGTAAGTGGAACCGCGCAGGCGCCCGCGCCTACCATGAGACAAGCGAGAATGACGGCCTGATCAGCAGCACTGATCATTGGCCCTGGCCCCATAGGCTCAGCTTGTCAGATCAGCTCAGCTTGTCATGCGGGCCACGGCCCATAGGCTCAGCTTGTCTGATCAGCTCAGCTTGTCAGAGGGGGCGGTCAGATCAGCTCAGCTTGTCAGATAGGCTCAGGCTATGGGAGAGGGGCTGGCCCATAGGGGCGGCTTGTATGATCAGCCCGGCTGATCATTGGGGCCGGAATCATAGGCCCAGCTTAGCTAGTACGTTTGTACTACTATGCGGCTATGCGCATAGGAGAATAGTAGTACGCTTGTACTATAGTACGCCCGTACCATCCCACTATTGAGAATGATTCTCAGTATCAATAGTACAAATGTACTATAGTACACCAGTACTATTGAGAATGATTCTCATTATCACCCCCGAAAATAGTACAAACGCACTAATACAACTCTGCCCGGGTCCATAATACAACTCTGCCCGGGTCCAATACAGCCTTGCCCGGATCCAATTATTTGCAATACAACCTTGCCCGGATCCTTCCCTCTAAATTTTTATCTTGATGCCGCCAACTTTCAAACCGGCAAATCTTTTTAATTGTATTGTGATGCGCACAGTATTCTTTGGCCAGTGCGTAAGCTGTTTCACCATACTTTACACGCAGGCGAATTGCGGTTACCTGGGCAGATGAAAGAAAAGCATTTTTCTTGTGTTCTCCACAAGCTTGAAGGCCATTGATCCATGCGTGTTTAGCATTTTCACTATTAGTAATCCATTCAAGATTAGAAATATGACTATTTAATTTATCACCATCTTTGTGATTAACGCACCATTTGTCACGACCACTTCCTACTTCCCCAGGCGCAGGAGGCATCCAAGCAAGACGCATTAAATAATAAATAGCAGTGGGGCGAGACTTTCCATTCTTTCTAAGAAGTATCCATGGATAGGGATGCGTCGCGCCAGTCTGTGGGCTCATTAAGCCTTTCTTAAAGGCACTCCAAACATCGCCGTGCCCATTGATAAAGTAGCGTCCGTCATACCCAGGGATTTCTTTGAACCCTTCAGGCACACTGCTATGATTGCTTTCAGCCATGGCCAAACTCCTCTTGGTAGTGGTTAGAAACGACGTGGGATGCCAGTCCTGCGTCGTTTTGCCATGCTAACAGCTATTTTTCATAATCAGCCCAAGTGATTCCCAGTTCAGCAGCAAGAATGGCATCTTCTTCGTCTCTGTACGGCCCTCCCACATCGTCCCCATCGTCTTCATACCAGTACCAACCCTCAATCAGTTCAGTGCCCTTGCAGGCCTCTTCGGAGAAGAAATCAATGAGAATCATCGCTTGAATTTAGAAAGGTGAACGTTCCAGATGCCTGCAGGGACGTCTCCAGGCCGATAAAGCACATAGGCAGGCTTTTGCATGACCATTTCGCCTTCCCCATTGTCTTCTGGTTCAGCTTCATCCACCCAGAAACCTTTGCACTTGCCTTGGTCATCAAAGATGCCAATTTGGTATTCCGAGTCTTCCATGCACTGACGCACATGAGAAATAAGATCTTTTAGACGTGCAGCTTGATAAATCTCCTGTGTGGGGTCAAAATAGTAGCCGTTGGAAGTGAAAGTGCGAACGGTGTGCATA